CAGGATTTGGTCTGTTTGATGATGTACCTACTGGCAATACCATACCGTATGTGCCATTAAACTTTACATAACCTTCACCTGTATAATCAAAAAGTGTAACACTGTTTGCTACAGTGTTTGTTATTGTGTTTCCTTTGATTGCAAAGTTTTCAAAAACAACTGAGCCGGTACCATTTGCTGTAAATTTTAAGTTTGTATCTGTTGTAATAGTACTTATCACATTTCCGTCTATCTGGATGTCGTCTACAGTTATGCGTGGTGCGTTAAGTCTAGTACTATTAATATCTACAATTGTGCTTCCTGCAACATCAAATCTAATAATATTATCATTAGCACCTTCAGTTAATTCAGCAGTAACTCGTGTGTTGCCGTCTAAATCTTCAACACCTTTAAGACCGATCCAGTTAACTCCGTTATGACCTTCAAATCTAGTTAGATCAGTATTGTATCTAATTTGGCCAGGTACACTGCTAGGACGTTGAGCAGTAGTTCCTACAGGAAGTTTTAATGCTCCGGTAGAATTAATCTGCACATATTCTGTACTAGGTTGTAATATTAAATCTCCAGTTGTACTAATAACGTTACTGCTAAAACTAAAATCTTCAAATACTATATTACCAGTTCCGTTTGCACGTAATTCTAAATTACTATTGCTTAGAGTTGTAGTAATATAGTTGTCATCAATTAAGATGTTACCAGTTGAGAATGTATCAGCTTGCACTGTTCCGCTAACACTAATATTAGCAACAGTTAATGTTCCATTAATAGTTAAGTCGTTAGTAATTACAACATCATTGCTAGGAATAACAATTTGTCCTGAGCCATTTGCACGTAGTTCTAAATCTGCATTTGATGTTGTTGTAGTAATAAAGTTATCTTCAACTAATATTTCTTCAAATTGTACTGCTGAATCAACTGTTAGTGTTTGTGTAATAGTTAAATCTCCGGTGATATCAGTATCACCGGTTTGATTTAAATTGCCTACTAATGTAACTGTTCCGGTAATATTAGTATTAGCCAGTGTTGTTAAACCATTGACAGTTAGATTATTATCTATTTGTACATTGTTATTTGGTACTAGTATATTACCAGTGCCATTAGCACGTAGTTCTAAATCTGCATTTGACGTAGTAGTTGCAATAACATTAGTATTAATAGTAATATCGTCAACTTCAACTTCGTCAACATATAAGTTTGACCAAATATTTGTTTCAGTACCTAAACTATAAGTGTTATCAGTTGCAGGAATTAAATTACTGTTGATGCCTGCAACAATAGATATGCTGTCAGTTGCTTCGTCACCAATTTGTATATTGCCGCCAATACTTACATCACCAGTAACGTCTAAGTTGCCAGTAATAGCAACATTATTCTGTAAATTAATTTGATCTGTTGCTGCACTAAACGTTATGTCGCCGCTTAAACTTTCGATAGTATTTCCGCTAATGCGTAAATTACCAGTGTCAATTCTTTCACCACTAATAAATGTATTACTGCCACCGGTGGTAAACGTAACACCATTTGTTAAATCGATGTTTAATGCATTAACTGAAAAACTAACTGTACCGTCTTCTTGGTTTACATAAAATAAATCACCAACTCTAAAGTCGCCTTTGTGGTCAACTGAGTTATATCTTACTTTAGCTCCGTTTAATTCTGTAACTTCGTTAGCCTGTATTACTTCTAATGGATCGTTAGTTACTTCTTTACCTGTACCAATATATGCAAGATTATGTCCTATGGCGTATATGATAACTCCTGGGCCGTTGCCATATAGGCCATAGTTTCCATAAACACTTGCAGATCCAATCATACGGATCTCTGCACCAAAATCTCTTAAGTCATAATTTAATATGGTTGTAGCTGTAGCACCAGTTCCGTTTAAAATACTTTGCGGAGTTGTATCAAATCCAATTAAGTCTTCAAATTTTCCGTCTACTACAAGTATATCGCCGTCGATACTTTCTACTGTGGCTACTGCAACTGTTGATGCATCAGTCGACGTAAATGTTACTGTGTCGCTTGCTGCAAATGTTCCAGTAACTCCGCCTAAACGTATACGTGTTTTACCATCATTGTATTTGCCAGTAGTGCCATCAAATGCATAAAAACTTCGGTTTGCAAAATATGTAAAGCTGTTAAGCCATTCAATTCTAACACCATTAGTTGCTGTAATTGCATCAACGCCTGGAGTAATAAATGTAGCACTGTGGAAAAGCATACTTGCTTCTCTTGAATTTATTGTTGCTACACTACCGTCAATATATGCACCGCCGCCTGCATCTCCTGCGTTAAACCCTCTAGGATCTTCCACTGTAGTTGTGCTGCCTGTTGTAATAACAGTTATGTTTCTAATGTATGGACTACGAGTAGTTACAGTAAATCCTGGTGCAAATTCAAATGCATAACCTGGTGCATAAAAATTAGTAATCATTAAGTCTTCTACAGTAGATTCGCCATTAAGTAAAAATGCAGAATTTGTATTTGTACCCACAGTTGGTTGTATCGTTACTGAACGTAATCCTTGTCCTTTAACTGTAACTCCTACAGGAACAGTTAGTGGAAATATTTCTGTATATACACCAGGATATACGTGTATTGTATCGCCTGCTGTTGCGGCACTTAGTGCTTGTACAACACTTGCATACGGATCTTGCGGATGAGTACCTGAATTAGCATCGTTACCATTTTCAGCAACATAGATGATATTACCTTGACGTAGTGTTAGATCGATACCGTCAACATCTAATCCACCGCTAACAATATTTGATGCATAAAAATTGTTAACCCAAATGTCGTTCCACTCTTTGCCACCTGTGCTAGGATCACTACCTAAGTTGTATGTCCTATCTACATCTGGAATAATATTACTTGCAACTTCTGCATTTAAAATAATAGTATCAGTATTAGCATCACCGATTGTGATGTCGCCGTCAGCTGTAATATTACCTGTTGCATGTATATTGCCAGTAACATTCATGTCTGACTGCACCTCAACAGTGCCTGTGCCGTTGGGACGGAATTCTAGATTAGCGTTTGAACTATTAGTGCTGATAACATTGCCTTCGATATCAATGCTATCAATAACTGCTTTATTTTGATATACAACATTATCCAGTGTGCCTAGATTCAAATACTGCTGTGTACTACTAATTGTATTACCTAAAATAGTAACATCTGCAAGATTTGCTTGTGTGTCTACTATTAAATTTGTTGTTTTTGTTGTGCCGGAAATTTGTAATTCGTGTGTAGGACTCGTAGTCTTGATACCGATACGCTGATTATTGACATCTAAATATAATAGGTCTGTTTCAAAAGCTAAATCTATACCATTACGGATGAGATTTTCCTTAAGCAACGGACCGGATATGCGACCTACAGCCATTTCGTCTCCTATACACGGGGATCCTGTCCCTCCAGCCTCATTTTCAGCTTACGCTCTTTGCGGGTTGACCACAGTTTGATTATGCAAAACATTGGTCGCGTTTTACACAATAGTATTTATCGTATTTAGAAATTTGTAGCTAGTTAGCCTAGAATTAGAGACCATTCGCCTATTAGTTCATTCATGAAATCAGATGTAACTGTTTCGCCTCCGCCTTGTGCAGCGATCCAGCTAGTGCCGTCATATACTTCCATATATCCAACTTGTGAGTTATATCGAGTATCGCCTGTCTGACTGTTTATTCCTTGATCGGCATTTGTGCCTGTAGGAAACAATACCGCACCTGTTCCAGCAAATTTAACATAGCCGTTAGCGGTGTTTGATAATATTAATCCAGCACTTGCGTTACTGTTAATAATATGATTATCTTTAAATGTAATGTCACTGCCGGTTATTGCAATTACCCCTGTGCCATTACGTACTAGTTCTAGGTCACTATTTGAAACAGTAGTGCGAATAATATTAGATTGTATACTAACATCGTCTGTTTGCAAACCATGTAATTCAATGCCGGCATTATTAACTTGTCCAACTGTTATATTATTGACTTTAAATCCAATAGTATCGTTTGTAGGATGAGCTACAACACTTGTACGCCTGTCTGCACTATATACTCCGCCAAACCCTACTACTGCTAGGCTTTGTCCTTCAAATACATTATCAACTAGGTTAAATCGTATTGGTCCTACACCTATACTCGATGATAAAAACGCACCGCTGCCGTTATAAACATCATCAAACGTTAATGTTGTTGCATTTCCGCCGTCTAAAAGATCTAAGCCAAAACCATCAGGTGCTAAGCCAGCATTTAAAAAAATATCTTCACCACTTGATCGTGTTTGTCTTTGAGCTGATGTTCCTTTTGGTAGTAATAATGCACTACTACTTATTATATTAACATTACCTGTAGTAGTTAAGTTTAGATCTTCTGTTGCACTAACAATATTTTGGTTAAACAACATATTGTCTTGTATTTTAATGCCGCCGGTTCCGTTAGCACGTAACTCAAGATCACTATTACTTTGTGTTGTAGTAATAAAGTTATCATCAATTTTAATTTGACTTGATGTGATTATTTCATTTAATGCAACTGCTGATTGTACGTATAAGGATGTACCTATAATGTCATTTACAGTGAATGAATTTGATACTAGTACATCATTATTAGGTATTTTAATAGTACCTGTTCCACTAGCACGTAAATCTAAGTGACTATTACTTACAGTAGTTGTAATTAAATTACCGTCTATTAAAATATTTTCTAACTGGGCGTTTGCACCAACATCTAACAATCCGGTTATGTGTGCTGTACCTGCAACAGTTAAATTGTTACTAATTGTAGTATTGCCAGTTTGTATAAATGATCCTGTAATGTTAACACTTTGTAAGTCTGTTAATGTATTAGTTGTTAACGCATTACTAATTGTAAAATCATTATTAGGCAAGTAAATTCTACCAGTGCCGTTTGCACGTATATCTAAATCTGCATTGCTTACAGCAGTAGTAATATAGTTTTCATTAAACTGTACATCACTAAAGTTTGCTTCGCCTAACCAACTCTTAATCCACTTTTTATTTGCAGACCCTAAGTTATATAATCCGCTAATGTCAGGCTCTATATTTTGACTAAACGGTGTATTAAAATTAACAGTATCAGTAGCCTCGTTACCTAGCGTTATTAGTGTGCCGCCAATTGTAATATCGCCAGTCATTACTAAGTTTTTAGATATTGCTACATTACTAGTAAAATTGATATTGTTATTTGATGCAACATTAAATGCTTGAGTATTAGTTTTTAATAAGTTACCAGCAATTGTAAAATCACCAATATCAATTTTTTCACCATTAATAAATGTAGTTTGACCGTCGGAGTTAATAACTAATCCATTTAGAGAATCTACTTCTGCTTCAGATAATACAATACTGGTGTTACCACTTTCTTGATCAATAAAGAATTGATCGCCAACTCTAAAATCGCCAAAGTGATTTACTGATTGATAGTAAATTTTACCACTATTAAGTTTAACAACTTCATTGGCTTGTATTGCTCTGCTAGCATCGTTGTCAACATATTTTCCAGCACCTATATAACCAAAGTTATGCTGTATTAGATACATTAGGGTATTAACACCGTCTGCTACTGCACCGTAATTACCGTATACGTTTGCCGAACCAATTGAGCGGATTTCTGCTCCGTAGTTAACTGTTGAGCCGTCTGTGCTTAAATGCCCTGTTACGCCGTCAACTGCATATAATCCACGATTAGCAAAATATGTAAAGCTGTTAAGCCACTCCACTCTAACACCATTGGTCATTGTAACTGCATCAACACCTGGAGTAATAAAAGTACAGCTATGGAAAAGCATACTTGCTTCGTTGCTTACACTGTTAACACTTGCTCCATCAATGTATGCTCCGCCGCCAGCATCGCCTTCGTCGAATCCTCTGGGATCGCTCAAACTAGTAACACTGCCTTTTGTAATTACACTTACGTTTTGTATATAAGGACTGCGTGTGCTTACAATAGTGTTAGGTGCAAAGCTGAATGCATATCCCGGAGCATAAAAATCTTTAATTGTTAAATTCTGTACAGTTGTTTCACCGTTTAGTAAGAAAGCTGTATTTGTATTTGTTCCTACTGTAGGTTTAATGATGGTGTTACGCATATCAACACCTTGTACAACAACATTAGTCGGAACAGTTAACGGAAATACTTCCTCGTATTCACCTGCAAATATTTGAATAGTTACAGGCCCTAACGTACTTGCATCTGCTGCTTCTAAAGCTCGTTTAACTGTAAGAAACGGTGCTTGCACATTGTCGCCGCTTGCTGCATCGCTACCATTTACACTAACAAAGAATATATTTCCTTGGCGTAAACTAAAATTGCCACCGCCTTGTGCAATTAGCGAACTTACACTAATACCTTGACCGTTTAATAAAGATGTATATAAACTATCCCAGCGTTTAGTTGCAGAACCAATTGCATATGTATCATTTGCTGCTGGTATAATATTATTTCCAATGTCAGCGTTAAATGTAACATTGTCTGTATCACTGTCGCCAATAATAATATTTCCGTCAGCAGTTATATTACCAGTAGCATTTAGATTTCCGTCAACATTTAGATCATTTACAATTTCTGTTGTTTTATAAGTTATCGGCCTGATTGTAACAGTAATATCAAACGAAGATAACCCATTTGCTAAAGTTGGAATGTCAATTACTGCTTCTTCTCTATCAATACTACTCCAAGACGTTAGAGTAAACGGATAATCAACACTAGAAATTGTTATAATACCTAAGTTACCGGGCTCAAGTGTTTGTATTGCTATCCATGTAGCAGAACTAGGCTCCGCTGTAAGTAGTAGTGCTTCTCCAAATAAATCTTTCTGTACAGCAGCTTCACCGCCACCGAATGTACTTGTAACTACGCCATCGTTGGGAGGAAGACCTGCTCCAAACGGTCTTAAATCAATATTAGCATTTGATTGGTATGTACTAATAGCGTTGTCACTGATGTGTATATTATCAGTTTCAAAGTTTGATAACTTTATTGCTTCAGCTGCATTTAAATATATATTGCCTACTAGTACATTTAAATTATTATTTTCAACTGTATAGTTTGCAATTGTGCTTGTAGTAGATAACAGATTAGTAGATCTTGATACACCGTTAATATCAAGTTCGTATCCTGTTGTTCCTTTATTAACACCTATCTTACCACTATTAACATCAAGAAATAATAGTTGTGTGTGAGAAGAAGTATTTCTAAACGTAAGGTTAATACCATTGCGTTCAAGGTTTGCTGTTAATAATGGTCCGGAAATTCTACCGACTTGTGACATGCCCTACTCCTATTAGTAGTATTTATAGGATTACTTGTCGAAGTTGTGTAGTACTGTTATAGGTCTTGCTAAATCAGGTGCAGAAGTAAATTTAATATACCATCCGTCTGCATACGGTGCGTTAGGACCTGCTAAACTTCCGCTTACACTTTGCTCAAGTGTATAGTTTGTTGCCGAAATTTGAAAAACGTTTTCTACTAGTACAAGTATGTTTTGTGCTGCTGCTGGAACTGGATAGTCTGCATCACCGCTTGCTAACGGTCCGAACACTGTTTCAGTAGCATCACCATTGCCTAAGTTTTGTTGAGTAATTCCAGGATCTTGGTTTGGTTCTTTAAATCTTAATTCTCGCCAGGCACCGTTTTGATATGCTTCAAACTGATCATCTGTTGTATTATATCTTAAATGTCCGTTGTTAGGACTTGATGGACGTTCGCCCTCAGTGCCCTTAGGCACTAACATTACATTAGTTGACTCAAGTATAACTTGATCATTAATATCGTATTTTACGCCGCGTCCTGCAATACTGCGTAAATTAGTTGTTTGGGCTTTAATTAATCTCATTATACTTCCAAATAACTCACTGTTGCTGCTAAGTCTGTTACAAATGTACCAATATCTGGTTCTGCTACAAATACAATAGCATCTCCTGTTTCAAGCACAACTCTTTCGCTGTCAAATGTAAATGTTTCTCCACCAGGAAGTGTTAAGTTATTAATCACTCGGGTAACTTTATTATTTAATGATGATCCGTTTGGAATCAGATGCATATCGAATGATGCATCAGCTGTTCCAGTATTGCAAACTAAAATATTTGTAACAGCATAACTTTTTCCTACTGGTACTCCTTGGCTAGCTATTGGATCTATAATATCTAATGCAGTTGTTTTTAATTGTGCGTTTACTATTGCCATATTGTTTCCTTAAAAAAGCATGCTAAACAGCAATGCTCTGTTTTTACTTATTATTTCTCCTGTGGTACTGCTCTTATTTACAAAATATAATCCAGTATCACCTGTACCTTCTGTAGTTGAAAACAATTTTATTCCACTATCGGGTGCAGTGCTAGACGGTGTTACTCCGTCATCCTCATATAAAAATTCAGTTATCTCAAGTGCATCTTTAACTGTAACTGATCCAGCACCTGGCGAGGATAATAGTAACGACTCGTTACTATTAAGTGTTGATATTTCATTTCTTTGTATCTTAATATCGCCTAATTCTATTCTATTTGAATAAAAATTTGCGATTGTTGTGCCATCAACTGATACAACAACAGTACTCTCACTACCGCTTGTATTAAAGTCAATAGTAGTTACAGTTGTGTCGGCATCAGCAATACCTGGCTGTAAATTATTAGCAAGTGCAAATGATACATAATCAACTAATCCTTTAGCATTTGGAATAAAATCGTTATTTAATACAACATTTCCGCCGCCTGGATCAGTAATTACGCCAGCAGTATAGTTAAATACATTTTCTTCGTAGTCAACTGTACCTGCTACATTAATAGCACTGTTAGGAGTTGTTACATACAACGGTCCTTCAGCATTAATACTGTTTACATTAAGTGGAAGAAATGCTCCATTAATGTCTTCAAATCTAAATGAGCCTGTGCCGCTGCTTCCTCCTGCAACATAAGGACTTTGTTCATCAAATACTAATCTTGCAGTAGGTAAACTACCTCTATCAATTTCAATACCTGCTTTATAGTCGAAGCTGGCACGTATTCCGGCACCAGCTTCTCCATCGTTTAGTGTTAGTATGTTATCAGCAATAGTAGTAACAGTAGATTCTACAGTAGTTGTAGTCCCTTTAACTTCTAAGTCGCCGGTGATCACAACAACGCCTCTAGGGCTTGCTGATCCACTAGTAGTATCTAAGTAGATTGTTCCGGTCGTACCGTTATCTACTATGATTCTATAGTTACCGTCTGTTACTCGTAATACCTTTGACATTCTTAATTCCTATGTAGAAAGTAATGGGAGAACTTAATCCCCCATAACTAATATTACGCTTATTCGTCAGCTTCAAAATCATCTGGTGCAATTCTAACAGTACCAGTTCCTGTGCCTGGCTGTGCTGCCATAGTAAAGATTGTACCGACATCACTGTCTGCTGCGCCGAATGTTGTAAAGTCTGTGTTTCCAGCTGTAACGATTTGGTAAACAATACCATTCGTAACAAGTGCTGTTGCAACAAGAATTTCACTAGCAGTTTCACTACCCGCCTCTTCCATTTCAACAGCATTATCATTATTTGCGTCTGACATGTTCCAAGCAATGCTTACACCTGTGTCAAGTGTTACTTTACGTCCTGCAATTTTGGTAACTTGACGTGCTACTCCGTCGTCGTCTTTAACTGTAATAGTCATTTCGCCAGCAGCAATTGCTCCAGTAAGTTTGTCTACTAATGTACAAACTTTTGTTTCTGTGCCGTCGGTGCAACGGAATTTCTTACTTCCAAGTTGCTTAATGATCCAACCGTTTACTGATGCATCTCCGTTGTGAAACTGTACTTTAATCTCTTTACCAGCATTTGTTGGTGTTCCGAAAAATCTCTTGTTTAGTGGACGTCCCATTTGTTTTTTCTCCTTTAAAACGTTCTAGGTCTACGCAGTGGGTCATTTCTGCATAAGTCCGCTGATTGCGGCACGATTATCGACACAAGTATTTATCAAAGTTTACTCAAGTCATAAAAATAGGCCCCGGAGGGCCTATTTTATATTTCAGTAACTAATTACTGGAATGATACGTTGCCGTTTGTGATAGCAACTTTAGCTAGGTAGTCAGCAGCATTGCCTAAAGACGATGCTGTGTTGTTTAGCTCAACATATCCGTAACGTGTCATAAACGATACGACTGGTTCGAATGTTGCTGGGTCTAGTACAACACCTGAGCTCATTAGCGGGATGTATGGGCAATAGAATGCCGCTGCATCTGATTCGCTTGAACCTTTGTAACCGATTAGAACTGCTGCGCTATCTGCTGAATATGTGTTAACATAAACTTTCATAGCATTATTCAATGTACCAACCATCTTAGTGTTAGTTGGAGATTCGAATGTTCCTTCAGTTGTACGTGCAAACGCTGAAGTAGTTGCAGATTGTAGGATTGTTAACGCGAATGGCGAAACAACGGCCCAGTTACCTGCGCCACGACGTGTGCGTTGAGCAATTTTGTTTGACTCGCGGTTAATTAAAACAGCAAGAGCAGCATGCTCGTCACCAACGAAAGTAGCAGTACCACTTACAGTTGCTTGGTCGTATGTTGAACCAGCTGTACCAGCAAGCGAAACTAGCGAAGCTAGTACTTCTTGGTCAATCTCAGCAGTAATCTCTTGTGCAAGAGCTGCCATGATTTCTGCTTCAACATCAATACCGTGCATTGACTGTGCGTCTTGTGCTGATTCAAAAGTCCAGCGAGCTGATAGCTTGCGTGATTTTGCTTCAACAGTTTGCTTCAAGATCTGGATGCTTAGTTTATTACCAGCAGCACCTTCAAGAGCGGCAGTTGAAGCTGCTTTACCTGATGTTGTGTTGCCTGAATATGCTTCAGCAATCTTGAATGGGCTTAGTGCCTCTTCACCAGCTACTGCGCCACTTGCGCCTGTACCTGCCGTGTCGCTATAGCGAACACGTAGTGTGTGGATTTGTCCCACTGGGCCTGTCATAGGCTGAACACCAACTAGATCGTTAGCGATAACGGTTGGCATTACACGTCTAATAACGGGTAAAATAACACGGTTAAGTGTTGCGACATTGCCTGCAGATGTTGCACCAGCTGTAGCACTCTCTGAAAGATACCTACGGGTATTTTCCAAAGTAGTTGCCATTACAGCCTTCTTGGTACCTGTTAGGCCCTCAAGAAGTGCATTTTTTGTATCTGACCAGCGGCTTTCTAGTAGTTCCGACATAGTTTTCTCCTTATTTTAAACCAGCTAAACGACGAATGTCAACGACATTATCATCTTGCATTGAACTAACGTTAGTGTGCGATTTCTCGCGGTTGCCTGTAATTTCTTTTGCCTCTGATAAGACTGCCTTCTTTGCCGGAGTATGTCCATCGATAACCGATGGTAGGTACTTATCAAAAGACTTTTGTAGTCTATCGGTTTGTACTGATTCCAGTAAATCTGTCATGATTTCTCTTTGACCTTTATTCAAGGGCGATAAGAGTTCACTAAGTCTGTTTTTGCGCTCGGCAATAGATGCCATGCGTTTAATTTCTTGGTCTTTAGATTCAGCTAATACTTTTGCTTTAACAGCAAATGCTTTTGCTTCAACTAATTGTTTGTCTTTCAACGCAACAACTTGCATTAATTTTGCAGTTTCTGAATTTTCGTTCAGATGGCTTGTTGCGTACTCTGAAGCAAATGCTTCAAATAACTTACGACCAAAATCGTTTCTACGTGCTTCTTCAATATCTTCTTTAAGTTGTGTCATCTCTTTAGTAAGAGTTGATTCAACAATAGCAGATACCTTAGCAGCGCCTTTTGCAATAAAGTTATTTTTAACTTCTGCAAATTTGTTTTTAGCTTCTTTAATAAGTTTGACCTTAGTTTCAGCTAAATCTTTCTTGTCTTCGTGGAATTCTGCAATTTCTTTTGCAAGTGCATCAACGATAAAGTTCTCAAGCATACCAAACTTTTTGGCAATTGCTTTTTGATCTTCATGCAGCTCAGTAACTTCTTTTGCTAGCGACTCAGCAACAAAGCGTTTCATTAGGTCTGCGTTTTCACGCATTGCTACTGCATACTTTGCTTTTGCTTCAGCTAGTTGTTTGCGATCTTCTGCAAACTCTGAAATTTCTTCTGCAAGGCGTTCTGAAATCATAGAGTCGATTGCGTCAACCATAGTTGACTTGTCGTGCTCGTATTTCTTTGCAAATTCTTCACGTAACTCAGCAGTTGCCTGCATCTTGTTTTCTTGAATCTTTGCATTCCATGCGCCTTCGATATCTGCACGTACTTCCTCAGAAACTACATCGTTTTCGAAAAGTGTTTTAAGTGCTTCCAACATATTTTGTTCTCCTTTTATTGGAGTCGACTGATTATATTAATCAGCGATTCTTTTAAGTACTTCTGTGCCTTGGTGTCGTGTTTTGTTGCCTGTGCCAGTTCATACGCCTTCATTCCTCCACGAGCGTTCATAAGATGCTCATAGATTGCAGTAGGATATGCTCCAGGGGCGCTAGGCTGTGCCACAACGTCCACTGTTATAATTTCAAAGTCGCTAACGTTGCCGCTACCGTCTTCACTAACATTACCTGAACCTCTTGATGAGACTCCTAGTTTAACTCCGCTTTCCAGCATTGTTTTAACTAGGTTACCCATAGGTGTTGGTAGTATCTTTAATTTCCCATAACCGTTTGGGCCATCCATCCAGCATTCGCTGATCATATGGCTTACGCGATCTAGGTTAATATTAAGTCCTTCTGGATGATCAACTTCTCCGAGCACACTGTATCCACCCTCGATTTGTTCGCTGAGAGTTTTGACAGCCCTGCCAATTTCATTTACAGGATACACACGCTGGTTAGCGTTGCGTACTCCGCCTTGTATCATGATTCCTTTCATGAACAAGTCTTTTCCTTCGTTAGCAGACTCAACGATTATCTTCGCTTGGTCGAAACTTAGGTGTTCTCGTAAGTTTTTCATCTAGATTTCCCTACTTACTTGCCGATAGTACTTTTGGTATTAGCAGCAGTCTCTGGCTTGCCCTTTTTCTCAGCGCCGTGACCAGGTTGGCTTGACATTTTTGTCGCGCCATTTGCACCAACAACGTTTACGTTCTTGGTATTCATTGCTTGTGGTTTGTTACTTGCTAAACCGCCAGCTGTTCCTTTAGTATCTGCTGTTCCGCCTTTTGCGATATTAGCAGTTGTTCCGCCCATGTTGTTTGGCTTAGCTAGAGTTGACGTTGTGTTTACACCGTTGTCGCCCATTGTAGCACTTACTTTTTCAACATACTCGCGCATTTGCTCGCCTGCTGATTTAGCTACTTTTGATTCTAGTGGGGTAATTGTTGCTTGGAATGACTCTTCTTCTGGCTCTTCGTCGTCCATGTCCATTTCGTCATCGGCTTCTTCGTCGTCCATATCCATTTCGTCGTCGTCCATTTCTGGTTCGCCTTCTTCACCGGACATCATTTTTTCAAATTCTGCTTTTAGTTCTTCTAAAGCATCTTCTAAATCATTGATACGCTCGTCAGTACCTTCTTCACCATCGTCACTGTCGTCATCGGAGCTCATTTTCATATCGCCCATCATGTCGTCAGTTTTGTCGCCGCCCATCATGTCTGCCATTGGGTCTGCTTCAACTTCAAATTCGTCTAGGTTAAAGTCTTCGTCTAGTTCTTCGTCATCTTCTGACTCATCAACTTCTTCGTCGTCTGACTCATCAACTTCTTCATCAGTTGTTTCATCAACTTCTTCGTCATCTTCATCTTCTAGATCTGATTCTAGTAGTGATTCATAAATGTCACGTGATTTTTCAACTACAATCTCGTGGAATAGTTCTTCTGCACCTGCGCGGTCTTCGTTTACAAGACGCTCAAGCATTTCTTCAAATTTGTTACGATCTGCCATTTTTATTCTCCTAATAAATGTTATACCTATGGTAAGGCTGTCATTTGTATTTACTGTTTATAAGGAATATGATGCGATAATGGGCTCAAAACGAGCCATTTAAGAGAGAGAGTATATTTTTTTAAATGTATCTGTTGTAATATGTTCTACATTTACAAATTTATTTAGCTCTTCTGGAATGTAGTTATCTGATGCTATTACTCTTATAAAATTAATTTTAGGATTATCTTTTATTACACTTACTGTTTGTCTTAGCCAATTACCAAAGAATGTTGCACCTTCTGTTGATTTTTTATAGTTTACAGTGTCAGAATACATGTTATTAAGTTTTTTACCCTCATCTAACCCTTTATAGTCAAACCCCAATATAAAGATTTTTTCATAACCGTGTTGGCTAGCTAGCCATAGCGCTGTAGGCCCACTACTCCACCCTTTGCTAGGTTGAAAGAAGTTTAGGTTTGACATTTTTTGATAACTTTTATTGGGATTAGTCCATACATTATGTTTGTGCTGATACCCCGCTTTGTTTATTTCAAGTACCATTTTAACATCAACTGCAATTAAGTAATCAGGGTCAAATGTTCTATAAAGCGCATTGCAACCATATACTTTACCAAACGTTTTTAATTCTTGAGATTTTACACTTGCTCTGCTAGTTCCGTTACCTAGTACAAATGCAGTATTTGATTCTATCATAGGCATTGATTCAACATTTTCTATTTCAGAAACAACTAACTTATCTGCTTTTGCAGCAGTTTTAAGTATCTTGTATTGTTGTTTTGTATATTGAGTTTTGTCTATTTTTGCCATTACACTCCGGCTGCGGCTGCTTGTGCTGCTATTCCATACATCTGTCTAACGAAATCTAATTCGCCAGCTTTCTCAGTTGTATGTAGCTCACTTGCTTTCCTTGCACGGTTGATTTGGCGTAGGGTAAGACGTGTTTTGCGTGTATCATCCATTTTAACAACACTGTCGTCGTACTGAGGATCATATCGATCATCCTCAGTAGGCTCGATTGTTTCTTTATCAAAATAAAATAGCTCGCGTAATATCATATTGTATTTATATCGTTTGTGCTGTTGCGCCTGGAGCAGCAGCTCCTGGTGCTGCGCCCGTTGCTGTGTCTGGAGGAGTTGCTTCTGCGCCTATTTCTGGTTCGCCGCCTTCTGGCGCAATATCTTCTGCACCATCAATATCTGCACTAATACCTGCACTGCTAATACCTGCTGTACGCATTTCTGAACTTGCGTCTTCACCACCGGTATTGATAGTTTCGTCGTTTTCTTCTTTCCATAGACGCTCGTTTTCTGCAATCTCTTCTTCGCTCATACCTAAGAAGCGTTTCATAGCAAAGCGATTTGAAACATATGGTATAGCACTCATTTGTGTATATGTTGGTACACGAGCATTATCAAGTTCTGCTTGACGATAGCTTGCAAAGTTTTGTGGTGTTTCAAACTCTAGATCAAACATTGCAGTATCAATGTTTACGCCTTTTTCTAACAAGTAACGTTTAAACTCTTGATTAAATTCTTCTACAATTAAGCCTTGCAACCGTTCGCAGTAAGTATTAAAGCGTAGTTCTTGAATGTATGCTGTTCCGACACGACCGTCATTATAACTGCTAGATGAATCATCTGCTCCAGTTGGTAAGTAAGAACTTGGAATACGCAATCCACGTACTAGCTTATTGGTAAAATATCTAAGGTCATCAATTTCACCTAGGTTAGTACCACCCGGAAGTGTTTCAACTTTAGATCCGCGACCTTCTGCTGTCTGCGGAAAGAAGTAATCCTCATTAATTGATAAAGGATTATATGACGAGTCTATAACATTAGTGCCACCGCCTGTAGCACTTGGAATACGTCTTTGATGAATCTCAGTTTTAACACGCTCAACAAACTGCATAGCAAGGTGACTGGGCATGTTACCTACGTCAACGTAGAATACTCTTCGCTCAGGTGCTCGCTGTACTCGATAGATAATAATAGCATCTTCGAGTAATTCTTTTTGTTTGAATACTTTAAAAATAGTTTCTAATAAACTGTTTCCAAATGGGTAATTGTTGTCTAAGCCTTCACTTAAACTAAGATGCAACACATGTTCGGCATCAATTGCAACTTCACCGTTGGTAGTATTAAATCGTGATCCGTTTTGTGTAGGAGCATTACCTACCATACCTCGAACGCCACCAGTAGTATATCCTCCTCCGCCACCACCTGTGATATTACCATTAGTAATAAACGGTGTTGTTGCAACCATCTCAGTAAAGTTTAAGTTTATGTCTTTAACAATGTATTGTTCAGGAACTTTACCTTCGCTTTCGTTAACAATAATTCGTGTTAGTTTTGCGGGGTCAACATGATAAAGTTTTTTAGTTTCTGGATCTCTTAGAAATATTGCATCGCCGTATTTAAATATGTTACGGAATGTTCTAAACATTCTAGTTTCAAATTGATTTAGTTTGCACCACTGTTTTAGGTACTGACCTAAAATATTAATTTCATTGTTGGTTGCACTTTTATTAAATGCAAATTTAAAATTAGTACCGTTGGTTTTATTCTTTTGTGTGCAAAACTCAGCAAGGATATCTAGTGCAGCGTTAACTTCACTGTCCATATCCATAGTGTTGTATTGACCGTAACGTTCAACTCTGTTTGGACTACCAACATACACATCAGGAAGATATGAACTGTAGTTTGATTTTGCAGGTCCAGGACGTCCAGCAGAGTTAGCACCACTTATTGGGCTGTAACTTCCGTTTGGGTTATCCCCAGTTTGTACCGGAGTAAAATATTTTTTCCACGACATTATGCTGCTATCCTCATGCTCTACCGAATCCGTTCATTAAATTGCCAGCGCCCCTAGCACTTCTTAAATGCTTTTCGCCTGTACGTGCTTGTGCAGTATTTACCCCTAACACAGCTAATAAAAGATCGTTAGTGGTTTGTAGTAATTGTTCAATTTCACCGCCACCACCGCCCATTGCTGATTGTGCAGATTGTGACCTTGGTGCTCCAAACTGCGCCATATCTTTCTGAAGTTCGTTCATTGCTGCCGGAAGTCTACTTGTTATATTTTTTATGTTTGGAATCATTGAGCCGTCCATTCCAGGAACAAAGTGTTCTGTTTCGTTACCTTCATTAATTTTATATGGCTTATTTGCTTTCATCGGGCCGCCGTATTTTCTTGCTGCTG